GTCATGGCGCAGATCGTGCCAAACATGAGCCAGCCGGAGAAGACGCCTTGGCTGGCGATCTCGCTGGAAGACGCAAAGCCGCTGTCCACACGGACGCTGGCTGCTCGGATCAAGGAAGAGTTGGCTGGCGGTGCAGCTACGACTTACGAACTGGCATCCATACTTGGTGCCAGCTTCGATGATGTGTTGGCCGAGTTGATCGAAATGCGCTTGCCCAGCACAAACCTGTGGGCTTTGGACATGCACGAACTGACGGAGGTGCAGGCATGATGTTCTGGCGCAAGAGAGAGGCGGTCATGCCGCATCGTGACGTGCAGGCAGAGGCGGCACTGGCGATCAGCAACGCGGCGCAGGTTCTGCCAGCAGGGAGGTTCATGGCCCTCGTTTACTGGGCCATCGTGGAGAACCGCCAGATCAGCGTCGAGGACATCGACGCGCTGGCCAATCGGCTGTCGCGGGCGGCTTGGGAACGGGGGCGGAGATGAGCAAACAGGTCAAGATCAAAAGCCTGATCTGGCGCGACGTGACCATCCCAGAAGGCGCAACTGGCGGCCTATGGCTTGTCGCATATAGCATCGTCGGCACATACGAACTGCACCGCTTTGACGACAAGGTTGGCGTGTATCTTGGGATGCCCGGCGGCATTGCGTTGGACCAATACGTTGACGTTCTGTCAGCCACCGATGCCGCTCAGGCGAACTTTGAGAAGAAGGTCAGGAGTGTTTTGATATGAGCCACTGGCACTACCAACTGATGCGGCACAAGCTGGCGCGACCGAACGAGGTGGACGGGGAATACTACTACGCCATCCACGAACTTTACGAGATGGACGATGGCCCCGCATGGACCGACGAGCCTATCCAAGTGACCGGGGAGAGCGTCGAGGACGTGCAGAAGGCGCTGATGCTGATGCTCAAGGACATCGAGAAGCATGGAGTGAAGGACTATGACTGACGAAGAACTGGTGGAGCGGTTGCTGGATTTTGACAAGGTAACCGTTGGGGATGCCCGCGATGCCGCCGACCGCATCGAAGCCCTGACCGCCAAGGTCAAACTTATGGACGATCTCGACGTTATCAACGGGGAGAAGATCGAAGCCCTGACCGCCAAGCTGGCGAAGGCGGTGGAGGGGCTTCTCCTTGCCCGTGTCCATGTCGCCAACAATGAGCAGGGATGGAGCGTGGGTCGGGCCTCTGCGCGATCTGACCTAAAGATTATCAACGCCCTGCTGGCCGAGATTGAGGGAGAGAAGACATGAGTGACGAAGATTTGATCCGGCGCGGGGACGTGGTGAAGGCAACAGCCGAATATCTGTGGGAGACTCAGGTTGACCCCATGCTGCTATGGTACGTGGAGCAAGCAGTGCTCACCATCCCCGCCGCCGCGCCTGACAAGGTGGGTTATAGCCAAGCCAAGCGCGACCTTTGCTTGTTCTTGGACCCAGGCCTTGCGAGCGCAGATGCTTGGGGATGGGATGATGACAGCGTGTTCGCGGCGGCACTGGCGAGGCTGACTACCCCCAAGCCTGACCAAATCGACACCGTGGCCCGCGCGATCTGCGCCGAGATTGAGGGAAAAGATGCCCCGTGAAGTCAGCAACAGCCCCGGTGCGAGAGCGTTGAGGCGGGCGGGCTACGTCAAATGCCCAGCTTGGTGGCTGACATCCGAGCAGTTTGAGCTATTGAAATACATGTGCCGAGGCAATCTACCAGAAATCAATCGCATTAAAAACGAGGCAGAGGCTTGCCAGCCACCGTGGCAATCAGATAGTTAATGCAAGTGAGGGGCGCTGCGAGGCCATTGGCTTTGTATCGGTCGATAACCACGCCTGCGCTACGGTCCAGTTACAACCAACGCGCCCCTCAGCAACTTCATCAAATTTGACTTTTGAAGCGACCTCGGGTAGGGTTTCGGGGCGAGAGACGTTGCAAGCGTCGATCTCGCCCCTATCAACCGATGCCACAGGAGGGCTATCGATGACTTATAAAAACCTACCTTCCATTGAGTATTTGCGCAAGCGTCTCCGCTATGAGCCGGAAACTGGTAAGCTGTTTTGGCTTGAATGCGAAGAAGTTCATCGCTCTGGTCGCGCTGCACACAATAAGGAGGCGTTCACGCCAAAGACAAAGCATGGATACCTGCACGGCTCAATAGATGGGAAAAAACTATATTCGCATCGTGTGGCATGGGCGATTTACCATGGCGCGTGGCCGCAAAAGCAAGTGGACCACATCAACGGAGATAGAGCGGACAACCGTATCTCTAATTTGCGAGAGGTATCAAATGCAGAAAATGCAAAGAACAGGGGATTGATGCCGCACAACAAAAGCGGAGTTTGCGGTGTTTATTGGTGCAAGGCGAATCAGAATTGGGTGGCCAGCATAAAGATGGACGGCAAGAATAAACATCTTGGATCGTTTTCTGATATTTCAGATGCAAAAGAAGCCAGAAAAGAAGCGCAATCTCTACTAGGATATAGCAAAAGGCACGGCTCTTAACCGTCATCCACCATCGCGCCCCTCACGATACCCAGATCAATATTTGCCTTCCCAAACGCGCAGATGGGCGTTGTCGCTGCTGTTCATCTCGCGGGCCACAACCTCACGCATGGCCGCTGTGTCGTTGGGATTGACGCCCCATTTCTTCGCCCACTCAGCCCAAACCTTCATCGGGACCAAGCCCACTAGCTTGCTTTCCCCGAGGTGGCCTGCCCCTGCGTTTCGGAGCATCTTTGCCTTCTCCAAGACCGGGTTGAAGTCGTGCGTCTGCCGCACAATGATCTTCCCGTCCTCCTCGAACATCTGTTCCGCTATTTTCGTCATTCACACCCTCAAAGGTCAGATTAGGGTAGGCCAAACGCATAACATCCGCCACTTCCGGCGGCATCCGTAGGATTTGCCCGCGACGATAGCGGATGCCTCCCCGGAATATTGTGTCACATGTTACGCGATATTCTTTCATTGGGAAGAAGGGGCGAGCCTAAACCCGCCCCTCTTTTCGTTACGACACAGTGGCCGAAAACGGGGTCGCTTCGGTGCCAGAGGCTTCCGACATAACCATGACTGCCCAAGTATTGGCAGCGATGTCGTCACAGACTACACGCCAGCCCTTGAGGCCGCCTTTGGTCGATCCGTCCATCGTGATCGTGTCCGAGGTGTCGGCAGTGTAGAAGCACGAGGCACCTGCACTGTCGTTGCCCAGATAGGCCACGCCCATCATGATGTCGGTGTTGTCACCAACCTTGATGATCTGGCTGCCCGAGGCATCGACAAGGCCGATGAACTCGTAGCGGTTGCCCGAGCCGGTAGCTTCCGGCAGGGTTGCGGTCACACCGGCAGCGCGGTTGAAGATAACGCGCTGGCCAACGTGAGCCTCGTCGGTGATCGTGACAGTCGCAGACGTGACCGTGACGATGCCGTAGTTCTCAAAGTAATTTGAGGGCATGGGATTTTCCTTCAGCCATGAGATGAGGAAAGGGGCGAGCCGAAGCCCGCCCCATCACGATTACGAGGTGGTGTTGTCGTAGATGCCGCCCGAGGACTTTTCGTTCCGGCAGACCAAGGTCAGTTCGGTGACGACCTGACGCTTCTCGTTGTCGCCGGTCTTGGCCAGCTCTTCGTTCTTGGTCGCACGCAGAACGCCAACGGCCCACATGTCGTCCTGCATGATGAACACGTCCCGAGCGCGGTTCTCGCGGGTCGGTTTGAATTCAACAGTACCCCACGGGGTGACGTAGACGGCCATGTGCTTGATGACCTTCTCAGCTTCAGCCGTGATGTTCGAACGCTGGTTGTTGTTACCAGTGAAGCCCAGAGCGAGGTTCATCTGGAACGCCGACAGGTACACGCTGTCCGGCTTGCCGCCCGAAACCCAGATCGACTGCATAACAGCGTCGAACTTGGTCTGCGAAAATGCAGTCGGGGTGCCGTCGTCGGTACGAGCGTTCGAGCCGTCGCCGGTCGGGTCTGCACCCGAAGAACCGGATTGGAAGTTGGTGTTGGTGGTCAGCCAAGAAGGAACGCCAGCCATACGGCGTGCGGTCGAGCTATCACCAGCAACTTTTGCTTGGTTGGCAAACATCGCTTTTTCGATGTCCAGCTTCTGCTCTTTGGCAATCTTCAGAACCTGATAGGCCATTTCGCGTGCGCGACCGGCTTTGTTGAGGCCCTGATCGGTGCCGGGGATCACAACGCTGTTCTTGAAGATTTGCGTGCGGTTGTTCAAGCGAACAGTGGCCGAGCGGGCTTCAGCGATGGTGTCGTCGCCTTCGATGTGAGCGTTATCGCCCGACGAACGCAGTGCGTCGGTCTGCCACTCATGCAGCGTGTTGGACGCCTTTGCTTTAGCGCAAGCGGTGTAGAACGGCGTTTCTTCCGGCGAGATATCGTAGATCACGTCGGAAAGGTCTTCGCGGATGCCGCGAACGTCGTAGGAGTCGAGGGTATTGGTTGGCTGTGCCATTTTAGCAGTCCTTCATCGGGGTTTCATCTGAAAAGCAGATCAATGAAAGCCTCTGGCTTTCCTGATCGCTTCGCTACCTTCATCTGCCGATCACGAACGATTTTTTCGGGTGCAGGCTTGCGAGGCACCGGCTTCACATTGCGCGGAGGTTCTGGCTTCTTCTTAGCCATATCCTTTCCCGCGCGAAGCTGGTTGAACCTGTAAGCGTCATACAAAACCTGCACGAGGCGAGCATCGACAGTGCTTGCCACTTCTTCAGCCGAAAGCCCGTATTTCGACGCAAACTGCAAAAGGTCCGTCTTGAGTTTTGCGGCCTTCTCAGGGTTCGCAAACTCAGGAATTGCCTGCTTCAGCTTGGCGGCCTGCTCTTGCAGTTGAAACTGCATTGCCTGATCCTGCAAAGCGCGCTGGCGCTCCGACTGTTCAGAAAGCTGCCGCTGCTGGGCTTGGAACTCTTGTGCCTTGATGTCGTATTTCGCCTTCTCCTGCATGTATCCGATGGGATCACTGTCCAACATTCGGAGATCAGGAGCCTGCGGGGCCTTAATTATTCCCTGCTGTTGGATGTTTTCCAACGTCGCAAAGAATTGCTGCCGTTCGCTTTGAAGGGTTTGGAAAAGCGCCTCGGCTTCCTTGCGGATCGTCGCTGCCTCTTGCATTCCCTTCTGGATGTAGGCTTGTCCCGAAAAAGACCGCTTTAGCTCTTCGAGCGTGACCTCGGTGTCCTTGCCGTCAACTTTGACGGTGAACACGTCTGGCGTCTCATTGGCCTCGGCTTCTTCGTAGTCCTCATCCTCAGTATCCTCGGCATCAGGCTCTTCGCCGTCGTCCTCGGAATTCTCGGCGTCATCTTGGGCTTGATCGCCCTCATATTCGCCCTGTTCCTCTTCGATCTGATCCGCCTCGTCGGCGTCTTGCTGGGTTTCAGCAACTTCATTCGAAGGCATAAGCAGGCTGTTTACAGCCGCTTCAAGTGTGTCAGTCGTTTGCACGGTCCCGATCCTGTTTTAACTCAACCGCCTCGGCGTCAATTCGCGCTTGGAGAGCGTCGAGAATGGTTTGAACGGCGCGCACACGTTCATGTGCCGCCGCAACCACATTCATATCACAAGCTGCATTTAAAAACACCCCCACTGCATCATTGCGGATTTCACCGATCACGCCTTGGAAAACGTGATCGGCTAGGAGTGTTCTGGCTTCAGAAGCCTTGCGTTTGATTTCCGACAAAAGGCATCCTCGGCATTTGCTGTTCACGCTTAATAGCATTCAGATCAAGCTGAACGCCGGTTTTGGCAAGAAGCTCGGCGGCCTTCAACGCAAGGTCTTGAGCCATCTGGTCCCGCTTCAAATCATCTTCCATTTGAAGCCGCTGGGCGTCAAGCTGCGTCTTGGCCATGTCGGCCTGCACGCGGGCGGACATCTTCATCTGCTCGGCCTGCAAGAACGCCTGATTGGGGTCCGACGGCTGTGCCTGACCCTGCTGGGCTTGGGCGGCCTGTGCGGCCTGCATCATCAGCATTTGCTCCATCTGCGGGTTCATCGGGTTGTAGTACCGATCCGCGTTGCTGATGCCAGCCATGCCCAGAATGTCGGCCAGCGTATTGCGGATGCCCGTCATGGTGACAATGCCATTCTGCGGCCCGTAGGCTTGCCAGATTTGCATCTGCGTCTGCATGGTCAGTTGCAGGGCAGCAATGCGCTCCTCGCGGCGATTATTGCCCAAGCCGACGTTAGTGACGATATCAAGGTCACTGGTCCATGAACGCGGATCGACCGGGACAAACTGCCCGTCAAGCCGGATCATCTCGCCTTGGTTCGGGTTGGCACGCGCGATCTGGGCAATCAGGCGGAACATCTGGCGCATACCGCCCTCGGCCAGATTGCGGGCAATCAACTCAGAGACAGCAGAAGCGGCCTGCACAGCGGCATTGACGCCAGCGGCAGTCTGCGATTGCAGGGCGTCGGCATCCATGCCCATAGCAGCGCCTGTAACGCCTGTTTTGGCGCGAACAACCTCATCATAGTAATTGATGGCCGGAAGCACCGAGGCTGCCATGCTGCCAACGGTCAACTCGCGCACAGAGCCGGGAGCCTTCACCCGGATGATTGCGCCGATCTCGTTATTCAGCACGTCGTCCATATTCGCTTGGCCGGTCACAACCTCAATTCTTGGGTTGTTGACCATCGAGATATTGTCGATCAGCCCGCGCAGAAGGGAAGTCGATGCGTCCTGATCTTCCTCAACAATCTCAGCCAAAGAGCGGCCAAAGAAGGTGTGCGGTTCTGGATCAACCTCAAAGATGGCGAAGGGGATGTAGTCGCACAGTTCGTAATCCAGCACTTCGTACTCATTGCCAGCGCAGATGAACTTGTAAAGGCGGGGGACGCCCGTGCCTTCGATGTCCATCCGCATGTATGCTTCGGTAAACTGGACCTTCCGCATCGACGGATCGGCGGCGTTTTCGTTGTCGTCGATGTCGTCCCAGCCGCGACGGGCAAGCTCTTCTTCGTCGTCAACGGTGCCATCGGCAGAGCCGCCCAGATTGTAGACCGTCTCGAAGTCAAAGCCCATTGCCACAAGATCGCCTACGCGGGCTTCGCTGGTGTGGCCGCAGACATAGCAGTCCTCAAGGCGAACAGCCGTGCGGTCCACGAAGAAATCTTCCGGCGCAATGCTTTCGATTTTGATCTGGCCCTTGACCGAGGTGCGGGCAACGCGCAGGCGCGAGTAGACGATCTGGGGCTGCACTTCCATGCCCATCTCGTCAATGATGGCCTCAGCGATGACCGTATCCTCACGCTCAAGGATTTCGGTCTCCTCGTCTTCTTCGATCAGTGCCACTTGCTCGGGCGAAAGGTCGGTGTACTCGTCGATTTCGACGCTCGGCACCTCATCGTAATAGACCTTGGCCACGCCCACCTTTTTGATAAGCGCGTCGTGGAATACGTCCGACAGGATGCGGAAGCCGTTGTTGCGCTCAAACACATACTTGGCATATTTGGTCGCCTGATCCGCGCCCATTGCTGCCTGTGGGGTGGTAGGGACAAATTCGACCGGCTTGTCGGATTGCAGGAACACCCGCATCAGGGCGGGCTTAATGGCGCGGATGGTGTCACGCACTTTGGTCGCGACAACCTTCGATCTGCCCTCTTCGTATTCAATCGCAGACTTTCCGTCGAAGTATTTTTGCGAACGGATGCGGTCCGGCGCAATTTCCGTTTCCACGAAATCCACGGCCTCGCGGACGGAGCTTGTGATGGTGTTCTGGATTTCGTCGTCCGTCAGGCGTTTCGGCTGCATCTGTGTCTCCGTTATTGTGCGAGAAGGCCGGGCAGGATGCGGCTCATTTGCGGAAGTGTGCTAGGTTGTGCAACCGGGACACGGCCAGTTGCTGCCATTGTTTGAATAGCATCTGCGCCGCCCATAGCCATAATGTCGGCAGAACTTTTTGCCGCCTGAGCGCCAGCCGTGATGACCGCCATAAGAGGATTGGTCGCAATCGCGCCGACATTCAAAGCCATCATCAGGCCATTGCCGGAGGGCGACAGCTTTCCGATCAGACGCAACGTGTTCTCAGGCAAGTCGCCGCGAACAAATTTTGTCATAAAATCAAGCTCTTCCCTTGTGAAGAACCTATTTTGCTTTGGGTTGTTGATGATTGAAGTCACAGCCTGACGGAACTTGTTCAAGACATTGCCGCCGGACCCCGTTGATGCCGCCTGATCCTCGGCTTTTTTGAAGGCGTTCTCGAACAGTTCAGCCTTTTTGTATCGGGTATTTGCGATGCGTGCCGTAGCCATCAGATCGCCACCGCCGGGCAGAGATTGGATGGTGTCATCCACAATGTCGATCATGTCGCGGATGGCAACCTCGTTTGGCGCTGATTTCAGGCGGTTAAACAGACCTTGACGCAATTTGTCCAACTCGCCAATCGTCAACTCTTTGCCGATCTGATTTTTCATCATTTCCAGCGCAGCCATCGTTTGCTTATCGACATCTGGCACATAATTTGCGGCAGCAGCGGCGGCCTGCGAGCGCGTAAACAAGTCGTCTGCGGCTGTTAAGGGTGCTTTCAAGCCGGACGCATCGGCTGCTGAGTAGGCCGCGTTTTTGGCGTCTCTTAGGGTGTCTAATGACGGGCGGTCAGATGCGCGCTTGAAGAATGTGTTCACGGTCTTGTTGGCCCCGGCAAGAGCAAGCGGCGCAAAGAAAGCGCCAGCGATGCGTGCAGCGGGTTCAAAAACGCTGCCTTCTGTTGCCTGACCTGCGGTTTCGCTGGCAACGGCAGGCGCAAGGGCATAACGCAGCATTGTGCTGGGTCCACCCAACGCACCGGGCAGGAATTCACCAATTGTAGCGGCATAATCTCCAGCCACGCCGGGTGCGCGGAATTCGCTTGCGCCACCAGTGGCCGCCGCGAGGGCATCTTGAATACTTTGCCCAGAAAGCAGGCCGGGCGCTCCGGTTGCTTCCTGCGTGGTTTGAAGTTCAGTGCCGAGCAAGGCGTTCGTGGCCCTAACCGCGCCCGTGTTCAACAGGTCGCCAATCGTGCCGGGAAGACCCGCAAGCTGGGCGCTGCCACGCTGGAACCCTGCCCCAGCGCCACGGATCAATTCGCCAAGCCGCTCGCCGGGCGTGTCTACCGCGCCGCTGCCAATCACGTTTTCATAGATCGTCTGCCCGATGGTGCGCTCAGGCTGCATCATGGAGGTGGCCTGCTCATTGGCGGCGGCGGCTGCTTCTGCCGATCCGGGCTGCATTTGCAGCGTGCCAGCCTTCGCAGCTGCAATGCGGTCACGCATGGCTTGGCCTTGGTCAACCGGGACGGCAGATGCAGCCTTGCGGGCGGCATCAATCAAACGCTTTGCCGCCGCCATGTCACCGGCTGCATAAGCCTTGCGTGCGGCCTCTTTAAGCTGTGCTTCGGTGTATGCCATCAGTTGCTTCCTACCCCCAGATAGCGCAGATCGTCTTGCGAAAGCCCTTCAGGTGTCGCAACCCCACCTGCCGCAGGCGCATCCGTTTGCAGCTTTGGAAGGCCCGCACGCACAGCATCCAAGAAATCATTCATCGCCTTGGTATAGTCTTCAATATTCATCGCGTCATTCATGCGGATGAATGCTTGCTCGGCTTTTTTGCTTTCGAAGTCCGTGATGGCCCCGCCGCCCTTGAGAAGCTGACGAGCTTGCAGGAACGCGCCACCAGAAATCTGATCCATTTTGGATTGGACACGCGCCGCATCAGCCGTGATGTTCGGGGTTCTGCTTGCAATAGGTCCAAGCATGTTCGGAAGATACGGGTCACTCAGCAAGTCATTGACTTGGAATTCAAGGGTATTGAACAGCGCCAATTCGCCCGGCGCGGCTGCGGCGGCTTCAGCACCAAGTGTGCCCTCGCGGCGCGCCTCATAAATGCTGCGTTGATATTCCGCAGACTGCTCTTGAGACTTGCGAACGTAATCCAAAGCGGGTTGGCCAGAAAGCAAATCGCCGCCGACTGTGCGAACCTGAACGCTTCCGTCGCGCATCGTAAGAACAACACCAGACTGATCCGGCAATGGCGCAGACGATTGAACGTTTGGGTCCGTGTCAACGCCGTCTTTCAGCCTTTGAAGCTCAAGCCGTTTCACTTCAAGATCAATCGCTGCCATCGGGTCGGCAGGAGTCATAGCAATCCGCATAGCCTCAGAAGCAGAAAGCCCTCCCATCATGGCTTGCGCCAAATCATCACGCCCGCGCGACCGCAGCCATTCGACAGTGGCATTGTTTTGACGTGCGGTCTCGCGGCTCTGCATGTCGGCCTGAATTTGCCCGATCAGAGCCTGATTAGGGTTCTGCGTCAGACCCTCCAAGGCCAACGCAAGGCGCTGGCGGGTATCACGACCCTGCGGCCCGAAGAAGCCACCGAGCAAGCCTTGGCGCTGCGGTTGAGTGATAGGATCAGCCATTTAGCCCCCCAAAAGCCCGAAGAAGCCGCCACGCTGCTTGGCCAGTGCAGCCAAACGCGGGTCTTCTTTCTGTGTTAAGATATTCCAAAGGTTCGAGACAGGCGATGCCTCCGCGTCCTGCGCGATGCCACGGGATGCAGCAAAGCGAGACAGGAGGCCCATGCCCTCGAAAGGATCGTCCATCGTGGCCGGGCGGAATGGCACATCCACGGCAGACCCGCCCGCATTGCCCGTCGCGCTGGCAGTCACCGATATGTCGTTTCCGCCGCCAAGGATTTTCGGCACATAGGCTTGCGTCTCAGCAAAGGGCGGGATGCCGCCGTATTTGCGAACAGCGCCGGGGCCTGCGTTATAGGCTGCCAAGGCCAGCGGCCATGAGCCGAAGCTCTGGAATTGCTGTGCCAGATAGCGGGCCGATCCCTCAATATTCTGATAGGGATCGTTAGGGTCTACGCCCAATTCGGCGGCTGTCCCCGGCATAAGCTGGCCAAGACCGCTTGCGCCCTTTGGCGAAACGGCATTCGGGTTCCACGAACTTTCCACGCCAATCATCCGCAGGAAAATGTCCGTCGGGATGTTGTATCTCTCAGCTTGAGAAATGGCGTAGTCGCGGATGTCCATTAGAGCAGCCCCAAACCAGCGGACAGATAGTTAAGCAGGCCCGGACGGGTCCGGTCGGTCTGCGTCTGTTGGCCCATATCGGCAACCCCGAGGGCTGCCAAGGGCAGGGAAAGCGATGCCGCAGGCGCGCCGGTGAAGCCGCCGTACTGTGCGCGGGCAGCGTCGATGAGGGCCTGATTGATAAGCTGCTGGGCCTGACCCTGCTGGAATTGCTGCTGGCCGATC